TACACGATTAAAATTGACAAAAACAATTCTCAAAAATTAAATTCAATTAAATCTGAATTAATAGAAAAAGGTTTTACAGAAGTTAAGTATGAGCCGTAAAATTTTACCAATCAAAAGTCATGAAACTTACGATTGGTTATTACTGAAACACTATGCAAAACGAATACCCTCGATCTCATTTGCTTTTGGATTGTTCGAGGACAATGTTTTAGAGGGTGTAGTTACCTTTGGCAAACCGCCTTCATCATCGCTGTGTAAGGGTGTCTGTGGTAATCATAATAGTGAGTATGTGTATGAGCTAAACAGATTATGTTTACAAAGCAATAAACCTAATCAGGCCAGTTACCTCGTAGCAAATGCCATGAAACAGCTACCTCAACCGACTATAGTTGTAAGCTATGCAGATACTAGCGTGAACCATACTGGCTATATCTATCAGGCTTGTAATTTTATTTATACTGGGATGAGTGACAAACGCACTGAGTGGCGAGAAAAAAACTCGAACCGCCATAGCAAAACATTATGCGAACAAACTTCTTTGGAAGAGAGAAAAGCAAACCCGAATAAATATGAGGTCGTTGATCGACCAAGGAAACATCGGTATGTTTATTTTGTGGGCAATAAAACTCAAAAGAAAAATCTTATGAATAGTTTAAATTATCCTACAGCACCATATCCTAAAGGCGATAATAAAAGATATGATTCAGGGTCCAAGGTAAGTGTTCAGGGAAACTTATTTTAACACTCTTGACTGTATGATACCCGAAAGATGGGGGTGCCTTCACCAACGTAGGCACCTCTAACGTTAAACTCCATCCATTCAATCGCTTCTTCATCAGTCCAGTTATTCAACTTCATTAGTATATCTATGCACTTATCGTAATCATAAATAAGTCGGTCTGGCTTATCGAACTGTAGCCCGACCCCAATGATAGCGTCATCTAGCCCGTCTGCTTTCATCATTGGCCATGTTCTCTCAGCAACTTCTCAATTTTTTTATAATTTTTTACAAACCATTTTATTTGATGAGCAGGGGTGCGACTCTCTGCATCAGCAATTTGCCATAATTGTTCCCAAACTTTTTTTTCTACTGCAACACTCTTAAATTCTTTATTATTAGTAGTAGTCATAATATCCTCTTAATTGAACCATTGTTTAACATTTTCGCCCATAACCTCAGTGGCGATATCCATTTTATTTTTGAGTGCTTTGACAATGCGCTCATCGACTGTACCCTTACAGATAAAGTCAATGTAAGTTACATTGTTCTTTTGCCCGATACGATGCGCCCGATCTTCTGATTGCGTTCGAATCGCAAGGTCAAAACTATTGGCAAAGTAAATGACGTTTTGTGCTTTGGTTAGAGTAATACCCATACCACCTGTTTGTGGATTACCTACAAAGAACTGCGCTTCACCGTTTTGAAACTGGTCAATGGCACTGCTACGTTCTTCATCATTTACATCACCGAAATATTGTACGACTGATTTATCCCCGTAATCTTTTTTTAACCTTTCATAGATACGGGTAATGTCATATCGAAACCTAGACCAAATGATGGTCTTACCTTGTATCTCTTGTAATACGGCCATAAGTTCTTCGATACGATTATCAGGTAAATCTATTATCTCACCTAAATCTGATTTAAAATGCCCTGATAGGATTTGTTGTAATCGCAATAACTGTGTCATTACATTATTAGCAGTCATAAACTCTTCATTATCTAAATGCGACACACAATACTTTCTAACTTCTTCGTAAACTCTCATTTGCTCTGAACTCATAGTCACTTCTCGAATCTGATAAATCTTTTCAGGTAAGTCTAAGCACTCTTCTTTTAACACTCGAGAAGAGAAATGTTGCAACAATGAGTTGAGTTGCTTTAAATTCTTGAACCCAACTACATCCTGAAAGCTATGAGACTGTAGATGCCTACGTACTATCACTGCATAGCGGTATTGAAATTTATGGAACGAGTCACCTACATCACCTAATAAATTTTTAGACAAGAATCTGATCTGCGCCCACAAGTCTAAAGGTGACTTGGTTATTGGAAAGCCAGTCAAGATTCTTCTATAAATTGCAAATTCACTTAACTTAATAATATTCTTCGTGCGTTTTGCGGTAGGCTGTTTAATGGTCGTTGACTCATCTATCGCTAACATCGAACGCGACCGCATCAAAAACTTTTGTAAGTAAGCGCAACCTTTTTGTGTGGATAGTGCCTCGATATTAATAATAAATATTCTTAACTCATCACAATCTTCTAAAAACTCTTCACGTTCTTTTAATATTTTTTTAGAAGTCGTAGGTTTCCACACTACTATTTTAGTTTTTATGCGATCAGGTAAATGATTTGGTATTTCTTGTTCAGCCCAATTACGGTATACGCCTTTAGGTGCAGTAATAACCAAAGCATTTATGAAATTATTTTCATACAATGTCGCAGCGTTATCTATACATACTTTGGATTTGCCTGTACCCATTTCCATAAACCACGCATAGTTTTTTGAGTTCCAACATTTTTGCAACACTTCTTTTTGGTGGTCATACGGTTTCGTCTTGAACACATATTTCTTCATTAGCACTTTCCATTATTTTCATTAAACGTAATAGTAAATCGTAATCGTCCTCGTTATCTGTATCAAAGTTTATAGTTATACTTACTTTCAATGTGTAAGCCCTACTTTTATATCTTCAATCTTTTCTTCATGAACCGTAATTCGTGAAGATTGTAACTCGTTAGTTTCTTCGAGTCTTTTTGTTATTCGGTTCAATGCTGTTTTTGCACCATGTTGCATACCCAGTTTGAATGCAACTCTTTCTCCCTCTGTTTTTAATGTATCCAAATAATTTTGTGATATTTCTACGTCATTTAGCCAATTTGTCTTTTTTTCCATGATTTTTTACCTATAATTAAATTATATAAGATATTTTACTAAAAAAAATGTTTGATTTCTATCATTTTGCATATTATACTGCACTAACTCATCGCTTTAAAGCGATTTAACATTGAATAATTAATATGGAGAATGAAAGATGGCAGAAGCAAAAAAAGCAATTATATTGCAACCAATAACAATAGACACAGTAAGTTTAAGAATAGTTGGAACGTCACCAATTGTACAGCATAAGTGGTCAGAGAAAGCAAAAAAGATGCTTCGTGACAAACATGCGGGGGTAAAAACTAAAACAAGAGATAAGAGAGATCCAAAGTCCGAGTTTGAGGCTTGTTTATATGTTGGTCAAGAGACTAATCAATTTGGAGTACCTTGTAACGCTCTTAAAAACTGTATCATCAACGCAGCCCATAAAGACATTGGCGTAGAGAAGACGCTAATTAGAAAGAGTGTCTTTATTGAGGCGCAGGATATTGATAAAGACGAAAAGGTTGACATGGTTTTATTTGATACTGCGGATAAACCAGAGATGCGTGAAGACATAGTTAGGGTAGGGACGGGAACGGCTGACCTACGCTATCGACCAGAATTTAAAAAGTGGTCTATTTTGTTTAACGTGCAAATGAACACTGATGCGATTCAGTTAGATACCTTTGTCAATTTAGTTAATCTAGCTGGGTTTGGGGTTGGCTTACATGAGATGAGGCCACAAAAGTCAGGAGACTATGGTAGATTTAAGATTGACGAAAATCATCTAGTAACAGGCAACAAGCAAACTTTAAAAGGAGATTAATTGATGTCAAATTACGTATGGGCGGATACTCGACCAGGTAGTGATTTAAAAAGAACAGGTGCTGACCCTAACAAGGTCAGTGCCGAGATTCTACAGGTTGACAAAATATATGGTGGCAAGGCTCCTACTGGATCTTATTACGAGTATGTAAAAGATAATCCAAATGCGGAGGGCTACAAATTATTTGAACACGATGACTCCGTAGCTGCCTACAAACAGAGGCTAGTGCAAGAGCGTGAAATCAAACGATCACTGGTAATTATAAAAGCAGAAGTAGTAGAGCGACAATTAGAGGCTCCGATTAGGGCGTTTGTAAACATCAATACGAAAAATTCTGAAGGTAAAACCATAGGGGTTTATTTTCATATTGATGAAGTGCTTAACGATCCTGAGAAGAGAGCTAAGATGGTAGCTCGAGCAAAGCGTGATGCAGAGAGTTTTATAAAAAAATATAAATGTTTAGAAGAATTATCAGCAGTAATAGAAAACTTGGAAAAAGTTATTGAGGCAGATTAGGCGAGTTGGGTTTGGTTGCGTTCTGTTTCGTTAAGTTTTGGCAGGTGTGGTACGGTCAGTTCTGTTATGTTTCGTTCGGTTGGGTTAAGTTTTGGCAGATAGGTTATGTTAGGTTAAGTTTTGTTCTGGTAAGTTTTGTTTAGTTTTGGCAGGTGAGTTATGGGACGGTACGTTCGGTTGGGTTAAGTTTTGGCAGGTATGGTAAGTTGTGTTCAGTTCAGTTGCGGTTCGTTGAGTTGGGTTTTGTTAAGTTTTGGCAGGTGAGGTAAGGTACGGTCTGTTTAGGTAATGTAAGATGGTTTGAGTTTTGGCAGATATGATTAAAGGAAAATATTATGAAAGAAGAACTTTTTAAAGAATTAGAAGCAGATGCGATGGATTTTGCAAAAGCTGACACAGAGAGTGTTAGTGATTTAACAACAATCATCAATGAAGCTGAAAAGTGTAGATTACAATTAGAAGAGGCTGAGAAGGCCGTCAAAGAGATTCGCAAAAGGTATGATGCTTATAAGTACGAGCGAATACCGAATCTAATGCAAGAGATGGGTGTCACGGAACTACAGGCTGGAGATACAAAAGTTAAATTAAGAAACTATGTATCTGCGCGTATGCCTAAAGACCCTGTATTAAAAGCAAAAGCGTTAGAACACTTGCGAGAACTTGGTAAAGGCGACTTTATCAAAAATGATGTGACAGCTACCTTTGGTGTTAATCAAGATGACCGAGCAATAAAATTACTTAGTGAGCTTGAGGGACACGGTTATGATGTTGCATCTAAAACTTGGGTCGAGCCACAGACTCTAAAAAAAGTGGTAAGGGAAAGTGTCGAGAATCGTGAAGGAATTAACTTAGATTTATTTGACGCAGTAATGGGAACTTACGTTGACATAAAAGGAACTTAATATGGAAAAAGCATTACAATCAATGTTAGAAGAAACCGCAAACTTAGGTATGGAAGAGGTCACAGCAGATGACTTACAGATGCCATTTTTGCGAGTGGTACAAGCAATGTCACCTGAACTTAATAAAAAAGAAAGCGCATATATCGAAGGCGTAAATCAGGGTGATATTTTTAATACAGTCACACGACAGTATTGGAAAGGTGATGAGGGTGTCATGGTGATACCTGTTTATTACCAACTTAAATACTTGGAGTTTGTACCAAGAACCGCGGGTGGTGGTTTTGTAGGCGAGATAAACCCACAAGATCCACAGCTACAAGGTGTTGTTCGTGATGAGAACAATCTTGAAATGTTAAAAAGTGGTAATGAGTTAGTAAAGACAGCGCAGCACTATGTAAAAATCGTTCATCAGAGAGGAAAAGATGAATATGATTTGGAAAGTGCAGTAGTCGACTTGAAAAAGACTGGCCTTAAAAAGTCTAGGAATTGGAACTCGATTATGTCGATGCAAAAAGTCAATGGTAAAACGATGGCTAGTTTTGCTAACATCTACACTCTTACTACCATATCGGAAGGGAATGATAAGGGTTCGTGGTTCACGTTAAACCCACAACATAAGATGGTCATACCGTCTATTGAGCTTCTTACTGAGTGCAAGGAGTTTCATCAGGCGATTTCTGACGGTCAAGTAAAACTGGCAATACCCAGCCAGGAGCCAGAATTACTTGAATCTTCGAAAGAAGCAGAAAACTCACCATTTTAGTTGAGGTGTGTCCCCTCTTACTTTTCTCCTTTGCTAAGGGGGGACATTTTTTATGAGTGTAACAAAATTTTTTAAAATATTCAGTGGGTGTCAATCTGCACACGGTCAAACGAAAGTTTTAGATAGTGCGCGTAATGGCAAGATGAACGCACAAAGTTTTATTGTGAGGGCACCATTGACTGAAGAATTAGTAAAAGAACATTTTAAAGGGACGCAAGGTATTGGTTCGATACCGATTGATGAGTCTAACAAATGTGTATTTGGCGCGTTAGACATTGACGACTACAACTTAGACCTGATTGCGTTAAAAAATAAAATAGATAGATTAAAGCTACCATTGGTCGTGTGTCGATCAAAAAGTGGTGGCGCACATTGTTTTTTGTTTGTTAAAGAAAAGATATCGGCAGCTGAGATGCGTGACAAGTTAGCGGAGTTTGCTAGTGCGTTAGGTTTCGGAGGGTGTGAGATTTTTCCTAAACAAGAAGAAGTGAAGGTAGAACGGGGTGATGTGGGTAATTTTATTAACCTACCTTACTTCAATGCAAAATATCCTACTCGATACGCGATTAATAAAAATGGTGATGCTTACACGTTAGATGAGTTTTTCGAACAGGTAGACCATTTTATGATGACACCTAAAGAGCTATCTGAATTTCAAATACATGACGATAATAATTTATTACCGCATGGGCCACCATGTCTTCAACAGCTAACAGAGTTTGGCATTCCTGAGGGTGGACGTAATCAGACGCTATTAAATATAGGCATCTATTACAAAATGGCTAACCCTAGCGACTGGAAAGAGAAATTAGAGGCGCATAACCAAAATTACTCTAATCCACCATTACCCGCAAAAGAGATAGTGGATATTCAAGGTAGGCTCGATAAGAAAGATTATTACTATTTATGTAAGCAAGAGCCGTTGTGTAGCCACTGTAATCGAGGTTTATGCCGTAATCGAAAGTTTGGTATTGGTAGTAATCAAGCGTTTCCAATACTGGGAGGATTAACAGTAGTCGAGTCAGAACCACCTGTCTGGTTTGTTGATGTCGATGGAGCAAGATTGGAGTTAACTACGAAGCAGTTACAGATGCAGTTAGAGTTTCAACGGGCGTGTATGGAACAAACTTATCGAATGCCTGTTCGCATGAAAGATAATGACTGGCGAGATTTAGTAGACAACTTGTTAGACAGTGCGACTCGTATCTCAGTTCCTGAGGAACTAACACAGAAAGGTCTATTTAATGAGTTGTTAGAAATGTTTTGCACCAGTAGGCTTCGAGGCACGAGTCCTGAGGAGTTACTCACAGGCAAACCTTGGACCGATGAAGGTTATACCTACTTTAAACTAGGTGCATTACAAGAGCATCTTAAACGGCATGGGTTTACTAACTACACTCGAGGCCAAATCACAGAGCGTCTTAAAGAGCTGAATAACGGTGCGACAGCAGACAAAGAGTATCGGTTTAAAGATTCTCGAGACAAATGGCGTAAAGTCAGGGTTTGGTTTATTCCAGAAATAAAAAGGGGGGAGGTTGAGCTACCAGAAGTTTCTTTCAGTAACGATGAAATTCCGTTTTAGTTAAAATTAAATTAACATTCGCATTAAAATTAGATTTGCTTATGTGTTTCTATTGTGATAGAATAGGTATAAGTGGTAATAAAACCACTTAATAAATAATTTTAATTTAATTACTTTAGGAGAGTATTATGAAAGAATGTGAATGGCATAGGCTAGTTGATAGTAAGTGGCAAAAACTAGAACAAGAGTTAGGCTCTTTGCATATTCCAACTGAAAAAGAAGCTATTAACGGTGTGAAAAGATTGTATCGACATATCATGAAAAAACCGTTTGAAGGTCGAGTTGAAGTTGCGAAAAAAAGAAACCAAC